AGCAACGCCGAACAAAATCACACTGCATACCAAAACAGCTATAGGCGTATTGTTCACGGAATCAACAAACATAGCGGACAGAAAAACCATTCCCGCCGATATCCCGGCAATTACTTTACTGATCATACTTTTGGCCTCCTCAGTGATATTTGCGTTACTTCCCACCCCATCCCCCGGGCAATTTTCTCCGGGTCATAATCGGGCACGTGCTTTGCCTGCCGCCCGTCAAGCAGCCGCTTGCGGTACTTCATCCAGTCCAGCAGGGCAAGGCAGTTGACCAAAACCACCTGCCCGTCACGGACAACAGCATACGGGCCGTAACGCCCCCTTGCTTTCTCTTCCATCTCAACGGATCGGATATGGACGGTGCTCTTGCTGATACCAAAGGCCTGCGCAAGAACCTCTTTCTTCATGTATGGGCAATTCATATCCCCGCCCCCTTGTCCCTCAGGATGACGTACCAAGTGCCAGATACGGCATTGTAGGTCAGGCGATACACTTCCTGATCCAAGGCGTCGAGAATGTCGTCCTGATACCAATGTCCCTTGCGGATCGTGGTAAGGTTCTCAAAAAATCTCTGCTGCAAGATAATCGGCTGATCGTCTTTGGCCAAGCCGCTGTTGATCAAATCTCTGATTGTCATTTTCACCCTCCTTTTTATGCCTCATATCGTGGCATTTGACTCAAAAAAAATAGCCTGCACAGTTGTCCCGAAATACTCGGCAAGTCGAATCTTTACGTCATCCCGCGGGATGCGTTCCTCAGACTCATACATACCAATTGCGGAGCGGCTGATGCCAATGGCCTTAGCTACTTCGTCTGCGCTCTTGTCACCCCTGAGCGCCTTCAGTTTCTCACCGTATCCAGTCAATTACTTCACCTCCTTTCAGCAGTTATCATAGATTCTTTCAAGGACTCTGATTGTTCGCTTCTCAAGATATTCCCGTGTAAACCGATCACCTGCAAACTCCAGTATTCCTGCAATAAGGAATGCCTTGTATTCCTGCAATGTCATTTTATGTTCCTTCTCCCTTCCCCCGGAGCCCTCAGGCCCCGGGTGTAAAGCTATGGTCTGTGGTTGCATGACTACCAATCACCCTATTACTATGTGCCACGCCCCGTGGCATTATTAGATTACCACGAAATGTGGCGCGTGTCAACACGTTTTGTGACATTTTTCAATATCTTTTTGTCACGTTTCGTGATACAATAATCCCGGGGAGAATTGGAGGATACAATGGGAGAATTTAAGACAGTATTTAAACAGCTTAGAATGGCAAAGGGAATGACACAGGGAGAGCTTGCCGATGCACTGGGTATAACCAGAAGCAGGCTCAGTATGTATGAGTTGGGACAACGTGAGCCAGACTTAGAGACGCTGGAAATGATCGCGGATTATTTCAATGTCGATATTGATTACCTCATGGGCCGCACCAATAAAACAACCATGATTCCGGAATCCTACTACATGGACGATGATGCCCGTGAGCTTGCGGAATTTCTCCACAAGAACCCAAAGTACAAACTTTTGTTTGACGCATCCCGTAAAGTAAAAGCTGAAGATATTGATTTTGTGCGTCAGATGATTGAAAGGATGTCAGAATGAACAATACCGTATACACCTATCTAATGCCCATGCCAGGAAGAATCAAAGGGTACACCGTCCTGATGGATGACGTTTATACCATCGTAATCAACAGCAACCTGTGTGAACGGGTTCGAATGGAAGCATATGACCATGAGATGCGGCACATTGACCAAGATGATCTGCAGAAAGATGATTCTGCTGACCATATAGAAAGCATGATGTAAGCACCAAGAAGAAAGGAAGGTAACACAATGGCATTATTTGGAAGTGAAAGCAAAGAAGAAAAACAGGCAAGAAAAGCCAATGAACTTTTGGCAAAGTACGGGCTGGAAGAACTGAACGACCCCCGTGATATAAAAGCGTTACGGGAGATTTCGCTTGCACTTATGGGAAACAAGTTAACGGAGCTTGGCAGCGCCTTGCAAGGCAATAGCACTGACAGTGCAATGCTGTCATATCTCCGAGCCATCACAGAGCAAAACTTTATTATGATTCGACTATTGGATAAAATCGCCAACAAGTGAGGACTTGGCTATGTGGATCACAGAACGCAACGGCAAGTACCGCGCACAGGAACGCTATACAGACCCGCTTACAGGCCGTTCTAAGAAGGTTTCTGTCACCATGCAGACAAATACCCAGCAGAGCCGCAAAAAGGCCGCACAGGCGATTTCTGAGCGGATCAGCGAGATTCTGGAAGGACAGAGCACCGACATAACCCTGCGGCGCCTTGGTGATGCGTACCTGGCTGTGCAGAGCAAGACCGTCAAACCGTCCACTTATGCCCGGAACAAGTATGCCATTGATGCCCTGTGCCGCATCATCGGGCCTGATGTCATCATTGACCGGCTGACTGCCGGGTACATCAAAACCAAGCTGCTGGAAACAGGCGAAGAGCCGGGCCGCCTGAATGAGCGAATCAAGCGCCTGAAGGCTCTTCTGCGGTGGGCATACCAGAATGACATGATCGAGAAGGATATCACCGGCAAGCTGTCGGCATTTCACGACACCCCGCACGCCAACAAGATCGCAGAAAAATTTATGAGTTCGCAGGAATATCACGCTGTTGTTGAAGAAATGACTCGCACAGACTATGCCCTATGGACGCAGTTTCTGGTTTTGTCCGGTCTGCGGTACGGTGAAGCCGCTGCCCTCCTGAAAGAAGATGTGAACCTGAAAGAGCGGTATATCTACGTCAGCAAGACGTATGACAGCGAAACAAAGACAGTCACCACAGCAAAAACAGAAACATCCATACGCCGGGTGTACATTCAGGACGGCCTGCTGCCTATCTGCCGGCAGATCAACGTCCTGATGGGTGAGCGCAAGGTGTTGCATGGTTGCCGATCTGACCAGTTCTTTCACGACAAGAAGGGTGGAATCGTGCCGTACTTCACGTACGCCAAATACCTGCGGGATACCACAAAGGCGGTCTTAGGCCGGCAGATTACGCCTCACACCCTCCGTCACACCCACGCATCCCTGATGTTTGAGCAGGGCGTGCCGCTGGATGTCATCAGCCGCAGACTCGGGCACAAAAATTCAAAAGTCACCCGTGACATCTACGTGCATATCACGGATGAGCTGCAGCGGCGCGATAATGACGCAATCCGGGCAATTCAGTTCTGATTGTGGTGGCAAAATGGTGGCAAATTTTTTGCATTCTGCCACATTCTCCCAAATAGCAAAGAGCCCGCAAACCCTTGATTTTACTGGGTTTTTGGGCTCTCTCGCATTCTCTCAATTTGCTCAAAACTGCGGAAGATGGGACTTGTATAATGGACGTTTTTTTCAGTGTTTATGCGCATCCGCAAATTTTGCCACTTCGAAAAGGGGCGAAAAAGGGGCAAAAAGGCCCCCACCGAAGTGAGGGCCACAAAGAAGGGTGAAAAAAGAAAGGAGAAACACAAATGACAACCCCGAAGGGTTACAAATCAGTTTATGCGGAGCTCCTGCCCCGGGTAGATGATATACGGAGACTGCAGGCCGTTCAGTCTGGCAATCTCAGGCCACTGCACATTCATGCGGTTGGCAATACCTGAAACGGTATCCCCCGGCCGCACGGTGTAGTAGTATGTGCTGTCGGCCTGCCGCCGATCTCCGCTGACTATGGCGTTTACAAGGGCCTGAATCTCCAGATATCGGCCATTCAGGACGGCCTTCCGGGTGTCTCCGTTGCCATACTTGCCCGTGAGCACCTCTTTGGCAAGCTCATACCCGGAGGTGCTGTAGATGTGATTGATAAATCCCTGCACCTCTTCGTAGCGGCTTCCAAGGGCGTCTATACGTGCCTGATCGGCACCGTAGCGTCCCAGCATGACTTGTGCGGCAAGTTCCAGCGTGGAGCCTGTGGGTGCTTCCTGCGGCTCTGGTGCCGGTGTTGGCGCCGAAGATACACCGAAAGGCTCATACCATTCAGAATTGTCCACGACGCCCTCTATGCCCGTAAATGCCGCCGTACTGGTGTACTGCCATCCCACATACGGGATTCCGATAGTAGGCTTAGCCCACGGGTACAGCTGACCGCCGACATTCCGACCATAGGCCGGTATCCATTTTGGCCACCGATCAAGGCCGTACAGAACACCACCCCAGAACTCCTGACCGCAGTAGATACCTGGCCGATACCCTGCCCTCTCCATGGCAACGCAGAAATCAATGGCCACATCCTTGAAATACGGCGCACAGGAGCGCTCTTCGATGTCAAGCCATATGCGGCCCGGGCGATGGCCTTTTGCGAGCCTCAGGACGTGCTTTATCTCGCTCTGGGTGCTGTCTCCCTTGCTGTAGGAATAGAAAAAAATATCATGCAGGATGCCCAGCCGCTCAGCTTCCGCAATATTTCGTGCATACTGCCAGTCATCCTGATTATACTGATCCATTCCGAATCCGCACCGGATGATGGCGCCGTTGATGTGGGGCCTCAGGGCATCCCAATCAATGGTGCCGTTCCACTGGCTGACGTCAATTATATTGTTTATGGTCATTCGCCTACCTCCGGAAGCCCTGCCAGAGATGTCAGCATGGACAGGATGCCGGCAAGGACGGAAGCAGACAGGACTGCGGGCCAGCTGACCTCAGACATCAGGGCCGCCGTCCCGATGGTCGCCACAGCCGTCTGAGCGCACGTCTTCAGGGCGCGGATTCCTGCCGCATAGAACCATTTCTTTGTAAAGATCATTTTCCTGCCTCCTTCCGTGTAGGGAGATTTCGCACTTCTGTCATCAGTTTCTGGGCCGTTCCATTGCCGCCCATCTCTGCATAAGGCCGGTACAGGTAGCGGTCCAGTTCGTTGTATTCATCAACCTCGATCCATCCCCGGGAAATGCAGAACTGTGCCCGGTTGATAATCTCAGAATAGGCCAGCCCCATCAAAAGACGTGATTCCGCTGACTTCTTCTTGCTCCGGTTCTGTATCCATGTCCAGAATCCTGTCGAGCCAAATACGGCAACTACCAACGTGACGATAATATCAATGTGCATGATGTCATTCTCCCATGAGTTTATTAACAAGTCCTTCAAGCTTCTCAATGCGTGCCTGAAGGGTATCAATAGTGTTCTGCTGTTCTTGGATCAGCGCAAGCATTCCCGGAATAATTCGCCGCTCATCCCATGATTCAATGCCGCCTTCCGGGTTACGGATGACAGCAGACGGATATACCACCGCTACCTCTTCTGCGATGAATCCGGGAAGCGTTTTATCCGCCATGTCATCATACTGAAGAACAGCATCATCGTTGTAAATGAATTGACGCACCGGCAGATCAAGCAGCCTGCGCGGATCAAGCTCTGTATCCTTCAGAAGCTCGATGTCGTGCTTATAGCGGCGGGATGAGGTGCTTTGAAACTGGACATATTTCCCCTGCCCGGACCCGGAAGCGGGATACAACGAAATTGCATTGTATGAAACATGGATAATATCCGTAAAGTCTCCATATGCCTTCAGATTGCCGCTATCATCACAGCAGTTAAATTCCATGGTGCCAGCATCAGGACTAATAAAGAAATACGTACTATTGTACGGAGCCATAAAACCTTCTGCTGTGCCTATGTAACCTGTGGTACCAGATGGTTGTCCGCGCTTTAATCCCTTGGTGCAAAAAGCTATATAATTGCGCAGCAAAAGAAACGCTTGTCCATCCCCTTCTGTAAATCCCTGTTCAGCATATCCGATGTCATCAGACGATACAGTCGCGAGCGTATTTGCCAGTATATAACCGTCTTGTCCTGCGTATTCAAGGAAAAAACTAAATGCCCCTGTCCCGTATTTGGTAACAAGCGCTCTGTCTGCCTGATATGCGGCAAACATATCGAGTACACCTTGGCTTGTCACTTTATACATTTGCAGCATATCGTTTGCCTCAAATGTATGTGCGTCAGTTCTGAGCCGTTCTGATGAATGACTTCCCCATGAATCGCCAACAACACGAAAAGCGTTTGCTTGAACTTTTCTGATCCGTTTTATGTCCCTATTTACATCGACATTGAAGAAAAACCCATCAACCTGATTGATATCAGCATCAACGCCGTTGTTCTGCAGTGTGATGTTGCCGGTGATCTCTGCGCCGGTGTTGTCCCATCTGCCGATCTCATTGCCGTCAGCATCCAGAACAACCAGAACACCGTTGCCATTATTGGCCCCTCCCAGCCGCAGCGTGCCACCCTTGATCCGGTCGGCCTCCATCGTGCCCGAAGCAATATAGTCAGCAACAAAATGCCCGTCAAGCGTCCACGCAGAGTAGAACGGTCCTTCTACGCCGTCCTCGCTGAATCCGATCCCATTCATATTGATCCGCAGCACCTGCTGAGCGGTTGCCTGATCGGTGGTGTCCATAATCATGATGTCCGTAAATTTGCCGTTGGAATCGTAAACAAAAAGGATATTTCCGCCGCTACCGCCGGTGATAATCCGGGTGGCGCGGTCGATCTCCCGCTGCATAAATGATTTTGTTGGGAGCTTCTGGGTGGCTGCTTCGATGGCTTCCTCCATCGGCTTGATCAGCGTTTCACCGAAGGTGCTGCGGGCGTCCCCGAGCTCCATTTCGTCATACCGATCAAGCAGGACGTTATAGACCACCTTGATGATTTCCACGTGCTCTGCCGTGATGCCCAAAGCGGGATAATAGACATTGACCCGATCACACAAGCCCAGACGCTGCAGGGCTGCCACATCCTTGTACTCTTCCGTCTGCCAGAGCTGCACAAAGCTGATCTTGATATTTTCAGACGGCACCCACGGGCGGTTATTCGACAAGTAGGACGTTGACTTTGCTCTCAGGGCCTCCACCGTTGGCGCTTCTTCCCACTCTCCGGAGAAGTCCATCACCGCAAGTATGGGCGTTGTTGTGCCTGCCTGTGCAACGTATTTTTCCGGGAGCGTAACAAGGGTGCTTGTCTCTTCGTCAAACCAAAACGGCACTATGGCGTTGTACGTGTCGAGCACATCCACGGTCTGGGTCAGGTCGGTCAGGTTCTTGCCGTACCTGATCGTTATATCCGTACGCCTGCCGCGCTCATTCCGCAGATATACCGTGTCTGCTGTCCACTCATATTCACCGCCGAACACGTCAAGAATCGAGCCCCTGACGCCGCCCAGAGCGCTTCTGACGGTGGCAGGCGTGGACAGGGTAAACGTCCCGCCGGTGGTCACATCCGTCCAAAAAGAGTACGGGACCAACGGTGTGGTCAGCCGCTCGATCTGGTCGAAGGCGTCACCGGCACTGGTTGCGGTGATCGGGTCAACGACGATGTGGTTGAGGTCGTACGTGATATGGTGTGCATCAAACGTCACAAGGCCGCCCATGGGCGCTGATCGGTGGTAGATTCGGAACGGCTGCCGGTCTCCATGATCGTCATGCGTGGCAGATATGATCATGCCCTCTTCGATCTGGCTGTAATACTTGCCGGTGATCGGATATGTCAGCGTCAGCTCATACTCACCGTTGCGCTTTTCCGTCACTTTGCAGTCAGTAGCGTCAGCCAGGCGCCCGATGCCGTTAGAGGTGAAAGATGTTTCAGTTCCTTCATATAATATAGGAATCATGCTTGATTGCTCCTATAAAAAGAATGCACCCGCCATGTGACGGGTGCGAAAATATGGTTCTGTTGGTTTGAATTGGTCAGTTTAAAGTTTCCTTTAAATCAGCTTACAGTTACCTTGCAGAAAGCAACGCAGTTATGTCTGGTTGTTACTTTTATGATTGCCTGCCCTGCTGATACACCGATTACCATGCCGCCATAGCATGTCGCAATGTCTGGATTATAGCTTTCCCATCTTAACGTCATATCTGAAGGATTCGCAGGCGTAAACGTGGGTTCAAGATAGTGTCTATCACCAACAGAAATAGATGCCGTTGCGGGAATAGAAATAGCCGTCTCTTTTATATACTCCGTAACTCCAACAGGTGCATATACCCTGACCCACTTACAGTCAGTTTTTGCAATATCCCAGTTTATCGTTCCGTTAAGAGCAGAAATGCAATCAAGGACAAGATAATGAGGAATCTGGAACGGATTCCAATCTCCAACCTTTGCATTTGATGTGTTCCATGTGCCTTTTTGCACCCCATCGACAAAGAATTTAATCGTGTTTTCTGTCCATTCACACGCATAAATATGATATTCGGCAGGTGTACTGATGAGTGATGAAATATTGCCACCCTCAGTATATCCATCGCTATGGTCGAATCCTTGTGTGCTCCAGTGCATTCTCGCACCTACGGTTCCATTATCATATTCTGCAATATCAATCTCACTGCATGACGGAAAATTTACTCCTTTTGTTTGATCGTATCTGTCATCTTCACCAACGCTTATTACTTCACCGCACGCTCCAAGCGTCCAAAATGTTGTATGATGTGGAGTAGCAGACGGAAATCTGATTTTTGCCTCTATACGTCCATAGCAAAATTCAAACAGATTGTTTGTAGAAATATAAGCACCACTAAAATCCGTATATTCCTTTGGGCGATCTTTGGCTGTCCAAAAGGACATTCCATTACCACTTGAAATATTGCGCATTATATTTTTTGAGTTCCAGTTGTATCCTCTATAATCACCATATATATTCTTCCACTTAAATGGGTCTATTATTGGTTCCTTGAACTCATCATGCCAAACGAGTAATCTATTCGGAAGTAAGTCCTCTAACTCTTCCTGTCCAATCATGATCGGATTACCATCAATATCATATATATTACTCATAGTCACCTCTAAAGCATTATAGCTTTTTGAATTTAATAGATTTTATAAACGCGCCAAAGAAATTTGTTGGATATTCCAAATTGGAAGTAGCAATACCTGTAAAACTAAAATACGGACTCGTTTGGGTGTTTTGTTCAACAGGCTGGTTCACGCCATCAATCGTTAATGAATATACACCACCTTGTGCTTTAATAGAATATATATGATATTCTTCGTTAGAGTTTGTACCGCTAATAAGTGTGTTCTTTCCATTTACACCGATAGCGACCATTCCATGTGTTTGTGATGTACCTAGAGAGGTATCAAATATTACTTTTACACCCTTGAAAACATTTTCGGAAACAATCGAATTTTTAATTACAATTTGTGGATTATTGCCATTAGCAGTTACCGGCACCCCACTCCTCTCATAGTATGATTTCATTTTTACTTCAATGATTGCATCCCCGATGTAATCAAAATCAAGGTTTGGTGTTATTGCATACATTGCGCCAACTTCGGTCGTGAAATCATATTCATCAACTGTCATTCCATCGGGCAAAGTTTTACTTGATGCGTACCATTCATAATCCCAATACGAATGATCGCTTGTATTAAATTTAATTTCGCTAATATAAAGATCCATCGAGCCACTCGAAATTGTGACTAATATATGATTCTTTTTATTGCCTATATTTGCCGATTGTCCTGTCCATATAAGAGCATTGTCTAAATACAGTGAACACCCATTTGCACTATGGATAGCTTTAATTACATAGTCTTTATTTGATTCTATTGTTATTCCGGGAAGGAAACTTGAACTATTATCGACGCTGATTCCATTTGAATTAACAGTCACCTGCATTCCTGTAGTTCCATTTCCAAGGCGAATTATAAGTCCATTATTTGTTGGTAATGAAGCAAAATTAAATTTTAATTCATATTCTGAATCTGATGATGTTTCATAGTTTTCAGGATATAAATTTTTACTACCTGAATCGCGAATCGTTATATAAACGCCTTTATTTGCAACAAATTCACCAAATCCATAAGAAGATGCCCAATCATCAGGTGCGTATGTAGTGGGTATCGATCCATCTGTATATGACCATTTTAAAAGCCATTGTGGAGCCGATCCATATAGCGCATCATGCAAAGCATCATAATAATCCTGCCCATGTTCATCAATCCAAGCAACCTTTTCAAAACAAGCAAGTAATGCAACCTTTGCTTCATCTGACAATCCACTAATATTATCTATTTTTTCATCGAGTTCATCTAAATCGCCCTTTAAACTGGCGATCTCATCTCCCACAACTTTGGCATCTGCCGGCGCATCGGAGACGGAAAGGGTCTTGTCGGTCTCGATTGTGACCGCTGCTATTGCATCTCCTGTGGCCTTGGCATCCGCTGCCACACCTGACAGCTTCAGGGTCGGATCGGTGTTAACAGCAACAGAATTGTAAATGCCGCCATCAGTCCATGCGGAACCGTTCCAGAAATACCAGTGCCCTGCCGTATATCCACTTTCCGACCCTGTGTACACATACACCCGGGTATGATCGGTCATGCTGGCAGCTGTTGAAGCGGTGAGCGGCGAGCCGTAGGCTTCTGTGCGTGCTGTCTCTGCGTACTGCTGAGCCTGAGCCACAAGGCCTTCCAGTTCGCTGTCAGAGGGCACCGATCCGGGCGCTACGGTGTCAGCATCCACCACAAAGCGCACGCGGCCTGTGGCAATTGTGTTGCCACCTGATGTGATCTGTATTTTGGCGTCCCATGTGCCTGCCACTGCCGTCATCTGGACGGTCTCCGGGATCAGCACCACATTGTCAGTGCAGCTGCCGGTGCCGCTGTACACTACGCCGTCCGGTTTTGTGCCGCTGATCGTAATGGTAGCATTAGCCGGTATATCTGCCTCGTTCCCCTGCAGTTCAAAATAAAGGTTCCTGCCGTTCTCGTTCTGGCTCAGCCGCACGTAGGTCGGCAGGCCGTCAGGCTGAATCTGCAGTATGTTTGTTACATTATCAAGATATGCCATGTGTTACACCCTCCACCAATGCGGTGTGATTTCTACTTTGGTTATATGTCCGGAATATGCTACAGTGTTACGCCCGGGTGCCAATACTGGGAAATCATTCCCGGAAAAGCTGACGTAGCTGTTGGCGTTGTCCGTGTCGTGATAGCAGTCCATCATTTCGCTGTCGATATCCACATATGCGTACTGCTGCGTTATCTCAATCTCACAGTCCCCTATCTGCAGATCACCGTATCCGGTCACCCGGATCAGGGGCCGTGCATCAAAGGCCGTAGGGTTTTCGATCCTCCCGCCGGCAGCAATTGTATGCTTAAGCTCCCCTGTCTTCAGGAAGCGACGCGGGTCGCAGTAAAACTTTACGTCATACTGCCCCGCGTCCTTGCTGAGCGTAGCATTTACGCTGATCTCTCCCCTGAACAGCGCACGCCTGAACTCTTCCGGGTAATAGCTGTCTTCTAAGCGCTGGTAGCCGCTGAGTGCAAGCATGGCGCTTTTGAATCCCGCAAAGCTTTCCCGGAAGTTCTCATGCGAAAAAGCAGGGTACGCAAGTTCTATATTCTCCATGCGGTTCCCGGACATGATCAGGTCACCATTTCGCCCAGGTACCGCGATTGTGTCGTAGACCTTGCGCGGTGCATTAAAGACCGCGTCCCCGCTGATATATATGCCATAGTTGCGGCTATCTATGCCGCCATAAATAAAATGGTTACGCAAAAACTGCCTCCCTCTGCCTCTGAAGTTGTGTCAGGCGGTCGCTCACGCGGTCGGCCAGTTCCACAACGTCCATGCCGGGCGTGGCGTACACATTGATTGTGGTTTCACCCATGGATGCCGCGGCTATATCCCGCAGCAGCTGATCGCGTCCATAGACGATTTCCCCAGAACCGCCGCCGTCTCCGAATCCCCTGCCGCCTACTACGGTCGGAGAGGTGAACAAATACGGCTGATCGTATGCCTTCTTGTACCACTCGATATTGAAAGCGGAAGGTGACGGAATCATTCCGATCAGGGGAATGTCGTAGTACAGGCTCGGATCGTCGCTCAGGGTGATGTGCGGCAGCTTCAACTCGGGCAACTTCCATTCGAAGTTGAAAAAGCCCTTGATGGCTTCAATGCAATCACCCACAAAATTCTTTGCACTCTCGATTTTGTCGTGGATCGTAGTGTAAATACTTTCAAAAATGTCCTGCACGGTCTGTTTTGCCGTCTCAAATCCAGATGAGATTTTTTCCTTCACGGTATCCACGACATCTGTAACCGTCTGCTTGACCGCTTCCCACTTCTCGCTTACCGTAGTCTTGATCGTCTCGACCGTATTCGTCACGGTGGTTTTGATGGCTTCCCATGTCTCGGATACAGCGGTTTTCAGCGTGTCAATGGTAGTTGAGACGTTGGTCTTCAGCTCTTCCCACGCCTGACTGACTCTTTCCTTCAGGGTAGCGGCCCACTGGCAAACCAAATCCCAATTGTTATAGAGCCAGACGCCGGCGGCAATAGCTGCCGCAATCACTGCCACCACCAGACCAAAAGGTGATATCAGCATCCCAAGACCGCTGATCAGCGCACCACCCGCTGTTATAACCGTACCAATGCCGGTCACAATCGCACCCACAGAAGAAATCAGCGTGCCGATGATCGTTATGACAGGACCGACCGCCGCCACAATCAGCGCGGCCTTTGCGATGGCTTCCTTCTGCTCTTTGCTCAGGCTGTTGAACCACTCCGTTGCGGCCTGAATCTTTTCAACCACTGCCGCAATCGTGGGCGCCAGAGCCTGACCAAAAGCAGTCACAGCAACGTCAATAGTGGACTTCAGCTTTTCCAAAGAACCGCCAAATCCGCTCATCATGGCCTCTGCCATCTCTGTTGTGGTGCCCTGTACGCCGATTGCTTCACTCAGTTCTTCAACATCTGCCGGTGCCGCATTGATCAGGGCAAGCCATGGCGCCATCTGGTTCTTACCGAAGATGGCCGACGCCGCGGCAATCTGTTCGGATTCGGACAGCTTAGCAAAAGCGTCGTGCAGTTCGCGCTGGATCGTGACGGAATCCTTCATGGAGCCGTCAGCATTCGTTACGGAAATGCCCAGCTTCTCCATCATATTGGCTCCTGCTTTGGCAGGTGATACCAACCGTGCAAAGCCTGTTTTCAGGGCTGTTGCGCCTTTGTTGGCATCAATACCATTGTCAGCCAGCACGCCCAGATACAGCGCCGCGTCCTCGACCTCATAACCTGCCGCCGAGAAGATCGGCGCCGCAATGCTCATGGAGTCCGACAGGCTGTTAATATCCAACGCGGAATTGTTGCAGGCATTAGCAAAGGTGTCGGCGTACCGCTCAGCTTCACCGAAGCTGTCACCAAATCCGTTGATGGTAGCCACAAGGCCGGCAGATACTGTGTCGAGGTCGCCGCCTTCGCCTGCTGCCAGATTCATGGCGGGGGCAAGCGTCTTAGCTGCTTCGTCTGCCTTCAGGCCGGCACGGGCAAAGTTCAGCATGGCACCCGCGGCATCACTCATCCCGTAGGTTGAATTTGCCGCTGCGGAGCTCATGGCATCCATGAGCATATCGGCTTCCTCTGTCGTGTTGCCCATGGTCTTGTTGGCAAGGGTCATGGTCTTGTCAACGTCCGCAAAGCTTTTGACCGCTGCTGTGGCTACGCCGACAATCGGAACAGTAACGTGCGTGGTAAGGCTCTTGCCAAATGCAGCAATTTTGTCGCCTACTCCCTGAATCTTACCGCCGGCGTCCTGAATATTGCCGCCAATGGTCTTCAGCTTCTCGGCAACGCCCATCACTTCCTGCTTGGCGACAGAGCCGAAGGACTTAAACTCCTTCTGCAGATTTTTCAGGCTGTTCTCATCCTCGACGATCTGCCGCTGCAGGGCTTCCATCTGGGCCTTTACTTCGGGCGTCTGATCGGCAGCCGCAAGCTGCTTAAGGGCGTCCTTTTCCGTGTCCAGCTTCTCTTTCGTGGCCTTAATGGCATTAGAGAGGTTCTCCTGTTTCTGCTTCAGCAAGTCCGTGTTGGTGGTGTCGAATTTCAGGAGCTTATTTACATCTTTGATGTTATCCGATGTGGTTTTCAGCTCCCTGTTGACGCCTTGCAGAGCTTTTTGAAGCGGCGTGGTGTTGCCGCCAATTTCAATTGTAATTCCTTTGATTCTGCTTGCCATATCTTAGAACCTGTCAAAATCTGTCTGTGTGGCTACGTAGTTATATTTCTCCGCATCGTTCGCCCGTTCCGTGAGGATGTCCATGATCATGCCGATGTCGTACATATGCAGGTCTTGTATGGATATCCCCAGATCAAGGCACCTGGACAAAAACAGGCCGGTGGTAAATGGCCGATCAGTTACTCGCCCTTTTTTTTTGCTTTGGAAGTGGTTGCCGCCTGCCGATAATAGATGTCCATGATCTGCTGCGTAGCAAGAATTAAGTCGAGCGGCTCAAACTCAGAAAGCCATGTCAGGAAGGTCTCAAAAGTGAGTTTCTGAAGTTCTGACGGCTTGTCTTTGTATTTCGCCTGCATTGCCATGATGAAACCCATCTTCTGGAAAAGATCGGTGTTGTCATCGCCGTCCTGCGTAAGCTTCAGGAAATCTTCCTGAAAGACTTTCCGGTAATAATAAAGAGAGGCCGCGTCAGCGGCCATCTCGATCTGCTTATCTCCTGCTGTGATTGTTCCGTACATCCCTTTACCTCCTTACTGACCCGGCTGGTATACGCTCTGGAACCATGCGCTGTATACATCGTTAGTCGTGTCGGCAGATGTCCGGGCCTTCACAACCTCTTTGCCGACAAAGTTCCCAGTCTCCCCGCCGATGGTAATACTGTTGGCGGAAATGGTCAGCGTCTCAGTCTGCGGCTCGATGCTCTCCTCTTTGGTGCTGCCAGACAGCGCCGGGCGGGAGCTTGTGCAGTTGTACAGCACGTGGCGTACGGCTTTGACGTCCCCTTCGAACTGGAAAAGCAGGGCGAAATGCTCAACTGCCGCATTCATGTCCTCGATCAGCACGTTATTTTCGTCTGCGGTCTCCCCCAGAATATCCTTGCGGAAGGAATCCGGAATGTAAGCAAGCTCAAAGTCGCCTTCGTAACCGCTGTTTCCGTTTCCGACCCAGTACACCACATTGTCAGCGTAAAACTCCGTATTCTCACCCTGTGGATCGAACGACAGGCTGACAGCACCCGGAAGCGCTACCGGCGTTCCATACGTTGCGGTGCCATCTGCTGCAATCGTTGCTTTGGCATAATATACGTTCTTAACACCGTATTTGATCTTGTTTGTAGGATTGTTAGACATTGTTTAACCCTCCGTAATGATTACGTCCATCTCATAAACCACTTCGTGCATCCGCTCACTGTCCAGATGCCCTTCTTCCTTGCTCCAGACCATGCCATGCGACCGCAGGACGGCCTCGACAGTCTTTTCCAGTGCAAAGTCTTTGGCATCCGTGTAGAGCTCAACAGCTAAGTGGTTGATCTGCTGATAATTTTTATTGTCCGCAAGAAAATCATTGTCCTGCGGATAGAAAAAACAAATAAACGGCGGGTCAACCGCCGTGTCCTTCGTAAACTGGTAATAGGCGTAAGGTACGCCAACCTCTGCGACCATGGCCGCTACTTCCTGCGTGGTCATCTCGATAACTCCATTGTGACAAGCTTTTCAAGTTCGGATTCGGCCCACTCTTCGACCGGCTTGATGTGCACAACCGGCGGAACCCTGCCGCCGCCGCGTTTCGCATGACCGTTTTCAAGCAGGTGCGCCAGCTGATAGGTGCCGCTTCTGCCGTATACGGTAGCGGTCGCGCCGGTGTGTGTGAGGGTGCTTGTGGATGTCCACCCTCTTTTATAGCGGCCCGCATTCTTTGCTTTCGGATTCTTATTTCGCGGTGATTCCTTGCGGAGTTTCGCCGCTGCATCCTTACCGACAGCAGGGACAATAAACTGCAGGTCCTTGGTCACTTCGTCGCCATATTCTTTCAGAATCTTGCTGACCTCTTTAGATAGATCAATTCCCGACGCCATTTGTGCCGCCCTTCCGCTCTGCGTAGAGCTCGATCGTATCATCCCTGCCGTGATACGTCCTGTACACGCCGTACGCCCTGCCGTTATACTTCACGGTGTCTTCTCCGTGGTAGTCGTAAGCAAAGAGCGTAAAGCGGTATTCGGGATTCAAACCATTCCGACCGCCTTCAAAGAACTCCGAACGGGTCACGGAGTCCACCTGACAGTACACCTGCCTTTCTTTCGGTGTTGTCCTCCATACCCCGTTTTCGTCCTGTTCTTTTGAGTATCCGATCAGGGTGATAATGCTTGATCTATCCATCAGCTATCACCCCAATCTGTATATCCTGTCCGCATGGACAGCTGAGCCTTTTGCTCATCGTATGATTTCTTCAGGCGGTCGTATTCGTCAGGCTCCCCGAAGTTAAGCAAAAAGTATGTGATGCGGGCCTGATCCACAAGCGGATCGTCCTCCACGCCCTCAACGCCTGCACAGCCCAGATCAAACAGGGCCGCGTCAAGCAGGCGGGCAACCTGAAGGTCGAATACGTCCGTCGTCATGCGCTTAGCCATCTTCGCGGCTGCTATCAGTTCTGTGCTTGCCATGGTCTTCTCCTTATTTCTGAATATCGCCGATCTCAGCCTTCCATCGCTCGTGATCTTCCGGGTATATTGCCACATGACCGATGTGTCCCAGTCTTGCCGTTGGTTCCGCGTATAGTTTGTAGCCCATCTCTTTTGCTCTCAGACAAAAAGCAAGGTCTTCGCCGTAGCCTTTCATTGGCAGAAAACACGATCCGTACTGCATTTGTACGTCTTTCAAAATCTGCACATCTATCAGTACGCACCCGAAGCCGCTGCCAGCAATCTGAAACGCTTCGCGCGGGTATTCCTCAAACCTCTCCAAATGGTTCAGCTCAAGGTTTTTGAAAAGGCAAGAATGGTACCCTTTCCGCCTTGAGTGACATATGCCGCTTACATACTGTTTGCCGCAGAACATAAGACTGTCGAGAATGTCATCAGTAAAAACCATGTCGGCATCAAACCATAAAACATGCGTGTATCCTTCGTTTATCGC